AGCAGATGCATCGAGAGAACTATCAAACACCTCATCCAAAATCAACAGGTTGGTAGCAACACTATTTTTCATCCGAGCAACTTCACGCCAAGTGAATAGAAGTGCTAGGTCAATCTTCTGCTTCTCACCTTCAGAGAAGGATGCATAAGAGAACTCATCACGGAAACGACTCTTGATAACTTCGTTGAACTCTTCGTCTAGGGTAAAGTTGACAAAGAAGTCCATCGACTGCAAATACTTGTTAATAAGTTGATTGAAAATAGGGACATACTTTTTGATGATCTGACTCTTAATACCAGAGTCTTTTAGCAGAGAAGATACAACTTGGAACTCGTCTAGTTGTTGACTAACAGCAGAACAGTCTTTCTCTGTGACAGAATATTCAGATTGATACCCCTGAAGGATTTCTTTCTCTTGGTCGATATTAGGAGTGCTTTGCTGCAGTTCAGTAATCTCCTTTGCAATCTGCAGGTTCTCCATTTCAAAGCGAACAATCTCTCGCTCAAATGCAGTTGTATCACTGCGAACTTCATACAGTTTTGCAGAAGTTTCTTCCATCTTGGTAACAACTTCTACTGCTTCAGCAATATCTTTTGTAAATCCTTCAATCTGATTAGCAAGGGTTTTACCCTCTGAAGACATAAGACTTACTTTCTTTTGCTTAAATAAACCATCAATATCTTGACTGCAGGTAGGGCAGGTATCGTGTTCTTTGAAGAACTTTAGATCTTTTGCAATCAGTTTTAATTCAGACTTCTTGTCTGCTTGACTCTGACGTAGTTTACGAACAAACTTTTTCTGGGGTTCAATATCTCCCATCTCCTCTTCTAGACAAAGAATTTCTTCTTTCATCAGTCTATGATTTTCTTGAAGGTCTTTGATACGATCGATATTCTTATTATATTTCTTTTGTTTTTCTTCCTGACGATTCTGATTTACTTCCTTAAGAGAGTCAATCAATTTCTGCTGACTATCAACTTTTTCTTTTGTGAGTCGAAGCATGTGCCCACAATCTGTGCTTCTACTCTGTGCTGAACGGATTCTATCCTTCAACAGAGAATTCATATTAGAAAAAATATTAATATCCAGCAAATCTTCAATTACTTCCCGTCGATGAGCTGCTGGGAGTTGCATGAACGGTACAAATGTCGAACTTCCCAAGATGACGACTTGTGTAAAAGATTTGTAATTGAGTTTGAGGACTGACTGCTCAAGGTACTTTTGAGTGTCTTTGGTTGCCGCATCCTGATCTACTAGTTTATTGTTTTTATAAAGTTCAAAGACATTTGGTTTGATGCCCCTGAATACACGATACTCATCTTTACCGATGGAAAAAGTGACTTCTACCTTACAACTCTTTTCATTGATAGAGTTCACCAACTGGGGTTTATTAATTTTTCGGAATGCTTTTCCGAACAAAGCAAAACACAGGGCGTCCAACATAGTGGACTTCCCTGCGCCATTAGAACCAATAATAAGAGTTGAGGGTGACTCACAAAAGTCAATCTCAGTCCACTGGTCTCCTGTTGAAAGGAAGTTTTTCCAGCGGATAGTTTCAAACGTAATCATATATCTGAAGGAGGAATAATCAATTCATCGGAACTAATGATAGAAAATGCATACCCATAAGTTTCACAATTCATTGCAACTACTTTGGGGTCAACTTCAAGTATTTCTAATTCTTTAGAATAACTATCTGCCTTTAGTTGCTCATGATACCTAATGGCGTCATCTTCTTTTTCAAAGACATGCACAGAATGTATACCCTGCTTATTTTGCATGGCATATACACCACCAGTTTGTTTTTCTGTTAGGACATACATTAGAGTTCGGAAGCTTCCATATACAGAGATCTCATAAGAGACTTGACATTTGTCTTGCTAACTTTGAGTTCTATTTCATCTATGTAGTTGTCTAAGAGAGTCATAGTGTCTTCGGTTTCTACAACTCCACTACCCGTTTCAAGTTCAACACTGAGGTCTTCGATGATTTTAAGGTCACCCAATCCCATGTCCTGAAGTTGATTTACAACATAATCAAACTTTGCGTAGTCATCTTTATGTTCTACAATTAGTTTGACATATGTTCCTTTGAGTTCGGATTCATCTGGTAAAGTAACTCCACCATTATAATAGAGCTTATGAAAAGTGTCAAAGGGATTTCGATAGAAAGTTGTTTTAAGAGTGTCCGTGTCGAACACATGGAATCCTCTCTTACATCCGTAGTCATTCCAATACAACTGATATGGGTTACCAAGATATGTAATATTTTTCTTAGTAGATTTCATGTGATAATGACCACTGAAAACTTTTTTGAACTTGGAAAAATGTTTAGGGTCCATACCCCTTTCCATTACATGACCAGGGTGAGCTTCAAAACCGTTAAGTTCAAGATGCCCCATGCAGACAGGAGCATCACTTTCTGCAATAACTCCGAGGGTTCGCTCGTAGTTTTCGTCACATATCCAAGGGAGAAGAAGAATAGGAAGATTATCAAACTCAACGACAGTAGGGTCAGTGTAGACTCTGATGTTGTCGTATCCGTCAAGTAACTCACTTGGGGCGTTAACTCGAAGGGTATTCTTGTAGTAGATGTCATGGTTTCCTACAAGCATGTGCATTTGAACATTCCTCTCAGCGAGAGGGTTAAACCACATTTCTTTCGCTGCTTCCAGCGACATAAAGTTGATAGATCTACGTTTGTCAAAGGTATCTCCTAAGGCAATGACCGTATCAATTTTATGTGCATCCACAAAGGGAAGCACGATTTCTCCATAAAATTTTCGGTAATGGTCTAAGAATGATTGATTATCATTACGAACACCAAAGTGTTGGTCAGTTATCAGAAGGATTTTCATTCTTACCTTGTTCTAAATCACGAAGTCTTTTGCGCCAGTAACCGCGCTCATTGTCATCTCTGCATTGATTGTCTCTTTCAACTGAATCGTGGAGCAGGTCGAGGTCTGTTTTTTTGGTCATCGTTTTGAGTTCATCTCTACACGGGACTTGATTTGATTATAACCTGAATCGGTATCTCCGTCAACGCTAAACACATGATCGTAACCAGACTTCTCAAGGATTTTATCTTTGATTTCTAGTTGCTTTTTCTCCTTTGCAATTCGTCTCAAGAATGCATAGTATACAATTTGTGTAAAATATGCAAAGGGATTCTTTGATTTTTCAGGATCAAAGTTATCAATATATTGAATGCAATTTTCGATACCATCGCATACCATATCATCCTTATACATGTAATTAATAAAGTTAGGACGATATGATAGGTGAGTTGCAATCTTTAGAAAGCAACTACCGATATAGTTATTTACCCTAGGTTTAGGTAAACCTTTTTCTTTAGCAATATTTACTTTTTGTTTATACTCTATGATCGCTTCCAAAAAATCTTGGTTGTTTACATAGTGCTGTTTTTTAGAAGGTTTCATATGTATTTTGCTTTGTGTACATTATAACACACTTGACAACTCTGTCAATTCCCAGTAGAATAACACTGTAAGGGTTCAAAGGAAGTTCTAGCTTTTATAGATTTTTTCAAAGAGTTTTCTAGCTTCATCAATCTTACCTAGGTAACCCATTTTGGTATCTGGATTTACATGAAGTTTGCTGTCCTTGAGTTTCTTTTGTTTTACGCTGTCACCGATATCTTCATCATCATCTAGATAAGATTCATACATATAGCGAACTTCTTTGCTCATAGCGGCGATGGCAATAACATCTTTTTCTCTAAGAATAAAGAAGTCTTCATCAGATAATTGCATCCATTCAGCAAATCCCATTCCTTTAACAATTTTTCCATCAGGAAGTTCTTTTGTTATGGTTTGAATTTGTACAGGTTGAGAAATAAACACGAGAGTTTCACCCTCGTCTTCTGTAAGAACTGCTTGACCTAATACTTCTTCTCCATTGCTAAGTTTGATCACTGCGTAGAATTCTTCGTCGTGTCGTGCGTAATTAATCATAAGCTTTTACTTTGACATCTATGATTTCATAATTAAATTTTTCTTCGTTATATACCTTGACTCTTTCCATCAAGTGATTGAGAGTGTAGTTGTTACCTCTATCAGTAGAGATATCATCTGCAATATCATATAATGTTGCTTGTGATTTATTTTCTCCTTTCCTCAGAACACGACCTATAGATTGAAGGTTCCTCACTCTGGACTTAGAAGGAGAGGCGAAAATAACGTTATGTAATCTTTTAATGTTAATGCCTGTTGAGAAGGTGCCATATGAGGCAACGATGATAGCGTCATCAGATTGTTCAGTAAGCAACCTGATATCTTCACGGTCATCAACATCCACACCACCGTGTACAAAATGTACTGGTCTGTCTGTGTGACTATTTATCATTTCGTAAAGAGGGACTCCATGACGTTCTACATAGTTGAAGAGAACTAACGTGTTTCCTTTCAAGTCACAAGCAAGATTGCGGATAAATTTATTTCTACCTTCATGCTCTACTAGATATCCAATCTCATCTTGATATCCTTCAAAGAGTTTTTCCTCGTGCTTCATCAGCACAATCTTTACTTTTAGTTTGGCAACATGACCTGCTGCCATCAATTGATTAGTTCTTGTTACCTGAGAGCATCTACCAAAGACACCTTCTAAGACTAACTGATTGACGTTTGCACCATCGAGTGTTCCTGTAAATCCAACACGATACTTACACCCATGAAGCTTGCCCATCAAAGAAGTAAGAGATTTAGCTTTGAAAAGGTGCGCCTCGTCACCGATTACCACGTCAAACCTGTCAAACCACTTACGAGGTTCTTTATAGATCGATTGCCAAGTGGTGATTACTACCTGATGTTTCGTGTATTTTTCTTGCCCCGCATATATTTTGTGGCAATTTTCGGCACACATCCATCCATATTCCTCAAAGTCTTTGTACATCTGCTCGACAAGAGACGTAGTAGGGACTACAATTAATACATTTCTGTCTACATTTGTATGGAAGCGAACCAATGCATAAATCATCAATGACTTACCGCTTGCTGTGGGAGATAGCAGTAACCGTCTGTTGTGTTTTAATGCTTCATATATCGCTTTATATTGATAGTCTCGAACCTTTAATGCAGGAGGTAGATGCAAAGACTTTACAAACCCCACAACAGACTCTGGAGTGATAAATTCATTCTGCTCTAGGGGATGACCGAAGAACTTACAGTCTTCCATCCGATACTTATACCCCTTTTCATCTGCCCAGTCCAGAAGATACTCTAGAAGTCCACAATAAATTTCTCCCGTTGCTGGAGAGTAAAGACGAATCTTTCCGTCCCAACCTTTCCAACGACGCTGCTTCTGCATATACTTCGCAGACTCAACTTCAAAACAAAAAAAGTCCGCTAACTCATAATTAATGTGAGGTTCTGCCTCAACCTTAAGATACACTTCATTCTTCTTACGAATAAGGAGGTCCATAAAACCATGCT